GATGAGACGGTGTGGCTTAAGCGCGCGAAGCACGCCCTTACCTACCCTCTCGCGAAGTATCTCGACAACGAACCGCCTTCGGCTCCGGATGTGGCTTTCAAGCCGACTGGAGCCCTGCGTGGGTGGTTTCGGGCTAGGATTAACGCCTTTAACCGCAAGAACACGCACCTTTGGTATAGCTGGCTCCAAGTCAAGAGAGCAGCTCTTCCCGTTAGCGACGAGATCGTCGACGGGACTTACACCAAGCATTTTGAGACACTCAGTCGAGCCGATGACGGCGACTGGGACACCATCAACGACATCTTCTCTGACGACACGTTCATCGCCTGTCTCGAGAAGCTGCGTGGCCTTGTGCGTCGGCACATAGGTCGCGGGGATGGATTTTCGTTTCTCGAAGGCAGGACCACTAAGTCTGCCTGTTTCGAAAAGACACGTTCTGGTGGAGGTCAGATCTGGAAGCTCCGCGAGCTTGCCGGATTGACTGGGCTCCATGCTGTGGTGGATGAGTTTTCTGGGTTCGTCTGGTGTCCGAGGTTCTACGGACGCGAGACGAGCTACAATGTGCTCCTCACCAAGGTGACTGTTACCGGGCTGGACGAATGGTCCCAGCTCGGCACGCACGCGCTGCTGTTTGACACAGCGCAACCACTCTCATGCACTATACAGGCCGTTCTTGAGCCGATGAAAGTGCGCGTGATTAGCAAGGGGAACGCCTTACCCTACTATCTCGCAAGACCCATGCAGAAGGTCCTCCATGATGAAATGAGGACGTGGAGCTGCTTCCGACTGATCGGACGCCCCTTCTGCCCGACTGATATGATGGACTTGTACCGTCGCACTCTACCCACTGATGAGTGGTTTAGTGTCGACTACTCCGCCGCGACTGATGGCCTGTCTTACAGGTACAGCGGGCGGATCCTCCGCTACCTCACGGCTGATCTGCCGGATTGGGAGAGGGAGTGTTTCGAACAAGTTCTTGGCATGCACAAGCTGCATTACCCGCCGCCCTGCGGGGGTACGTGTCCACCCGTCTTTAGGGGGATGCAGCAACGTGGCCAACTCATGGGCTCGATCTTGTCGTTCCCTATCCTCTGCCTTGCAAATCTCGGTGTGTGCCTCAGTATCACTCGCGAGATGCAGAATGGATGGAAGAAGAGCGAAAGGCTGCGGCACGTCCTAGTTAATGGGGACGATATGCTGTATGCGGCGCCTAAGGCACTGTGGGACGTTCATGTCGCCACGGCCAAGAAAGTCGGTTTGGAAATGAGCCCTGGAAAGGCTTACCATCACTCCACCTACGCGAACGTCAACTCGACGTCGGTAC